TTGCCGAACTGCTGGGCCTTTTCCGGTACGCTAAGGTTGCGGTCGGCGGGGTCGGTTGGATCGTGCCGGCGTCGTTGGCCACGCGAACCCCCTTGTACTGCGTACTCGGCGGCAACGGCGGGTACAACGCCCCGGAGATCATCGCGTCGCGTGATTACGTCAACGCCGACCACATCGAATTTGCCGAACCGACATTGTTCTGTCGCTGTCGCGATAACCTGCACAACTGTAAAAAGGACATACATGGATTCGCCCCGAATTTTTCTCGATGGCTCGACCGTATCGCCGTTGATGACGCTGGCCAAGAACCGCCTCGTTTGGTTGCCTGAACTCGGCATCGGATACTTGGACGCGCCCGACCCGTACGCGATATACGACGCCTCGTACTTTGAGTCGTATGTCGAACGGGCGGATACCGACATTGGGCGGGCGCTAACCGACGCGCGCGTCGAACTGGTGCGCAAGTATCACGACGGGCCGGTTGTCGATGTGGGCGTCGGATCGGGGCAGTTCGTGGATGCGTACGGGGAAAAGGCGGTCGGATACGACGTTAACCCGGTCGCCGTTCGTTGGCTTCGCGACCGCAAGAAGTACCGCGACATTTATGCTGTTGGTGCGTCGGGCGGGCGGTTTCCCGCAATGTGCTTTTGGGATGCGTTGGAACATATTCCCGACCCGGCCGCCGCCGTGGCGCTGGCGTCGCGGTACGTGTTCGTGTCGTTGCCCATTTTCGAGGGGGCCAAGCAGTGTTTAAAATCGAAGCATTTCAAGCCGGGCGAGCATATTTGGTATTTCGAGGATCGCGGTATCCGCGAATGGTTCCGCCTGCACGGGTTCGAGTTCGTCGAGTATTCCGACATCGAGTCGCGTTTGGGCCGGGAAGGCATCGGGTCTTACGTGTTTAAAAGGAAGGGCGTGTAATGGCTTTTTCCGTGCTGGGCGACGGCGTGACCGTTCGCATGAGTGGTTTCGAGCAAGTATCGCGCCGGTTGGAGGCGTTGCCCGGCAAAGTTCGCGGCCGCATCGCGCGCAAGGCGATCGGCGCGGCTGCCCTGGTCATCAGACGCGAGGCCCGCAAGAACGCGCTCAATGTGGACGATCCCGAGACCGGGCGCCGCATTGCCGACAACATCGGCCAGCGCATGCGGACGCGGCATAACCGCATGACGGGCGAGGTACGAGTAAGCGTAGGGGTACTGAGTGAGCACGGCCGTATCCCCAGCGGCAACCCGGACACCGGGCCGCGTGGCAATACCCCGCACTGGCACCTGATCGAACTCGGAACGGATAAAATGCGGGCGCAACCCTTTTTGCGTACCGCGCTCGCGCAGAACATCGACGCGGCCATAAACAGGTTTGCGGTCGTGTTTACGCGGGAACTGAACAAGGAAGCCTAAACCATGTGGCCACCGATCCAAAACGCCGTACAATCTAGCGCAGCGGCGCGGGCGGTACTCGGTACGAAACCGATTCGGTTTTACGAGTTCGGCAGCGTGCCGGAGGTTTCGGGCGCGGCCGTAAAGCCGTATGCAACATGGCAAGTAATCAATGGTTCGCCTGAAAATTACTTAAATCGTTTGCCCGACATGGACGGCATGACGTTGCAAGTCGACGTGTTCGGGACGGATCGCAACGAGACCACGCGCGCGGCCGTGGCGATTCGAGACGCTATCGAAGCACACGCGCACATCACGTTCTGGCGTAGCATGGGCCAGGACAAGCAGACCAAACTTTTCCGTTTCACCTTTACGATTGACTGGTTCAACCCGCGTACATAAAGGAGCTATCAACATGGCCAAGCGCACACAAGGAACCGACCTTTACGCCATCGACCCGGATACGGGCGAAATTATCGACGTGGGTTGCGTTACCTCTATCGACGGTATTGACACTACCGTCGAGCAACTCGAAATCACCTGCCTGCAGGATACCGCCCGCCAGTACATGGCCGGGTTGGCCACGCCGGGCGCCGCGACCTTTGGTTTGAGCACCGACGCTGAAAACCCCGACCACGTGCGGTTGCACCAACTGAAGGTCGCCGGGCGCACGCTCAAGTGGGCCGTGGGTTGGTCGGAAGCGCCGCGGCTGGCGCCGACCGTGGCGACCAACAGTGCAGGCGAGTACGACTTCGTGTTGCCCGACGCCCGTAGTTGGATCATCTTTGAGGGTTTCATGAACTCGTTCCCGTTCTCGTTCGCCCTGAACTCGGTTGTTTCCTCGAACGTCGGAATTCAGATTTCCGGCGAACCGGTTCTCATCGCGCGGTCGGGGTCGTAAACCATGAACCTTAACCAACTACTGGAAAAGGGCGGATACGTCGAGGCCGGTTACGCCGAAAAAACCATTTCCTGGACGAACGACGAGGGCGAAGAATTCGAGTTCGTCGTCCAGATCAAAAAGGAAATGACGGCGAAAGACCACGAGGTTATCTATCTCGGCCTCGACGCCAACCGCAGGCGTAGCGACGCACAAGACGACAGCGTTCTGGCCCGTCGCGTTCATCGCATGGTCAAGATTTACAACGAAGAAACGAAAGAGTTCGAGCCGGTTCCGCTACATGTGGCCAACCGCATGAAAACGTCGCTTCTGTTCGCCATCTGCACGGCGTTCGAAGGCGCCGAGGTTCCGCCCGAGTCGGAGGAAGAAGCCGAAAAAAACTGACCCCCGCCGACGAGGTTTATCACGAACTGGTGTTAAACGGCGTCGGCGGCCGCACAGTAGCGGAGGCAAAAGAAAACCTGACGGTCACGGAGGTTCGCCGATGGATCGCCTACATAAAGAAGTATGGGTCGCTCAATCTGGCGCGCCGCGTGGCCGAGGGTTCCGGCCTTGTGGCGTTCACGATAAGCAGAGTAAACGGGGGCAAGGCCGAACTCGAAGATTTCATACCGCACTACTCGCAACAGGTCTTAGAGTCGCCGCACGAAGCACTCGCGATATTGAAGAAAGGCGCCGCGCATGTCCAGAAACCTCGGAACGCTAACGATTGACCTCATTGCGAGGATCAACGGTTTTACAACCCCCATGCGGCGCGCGGCGCAACAGTCGCGGCGTACCGCGTCGGACATCACCCGAGATTTCGAAGGGTTGAGCCGGCGCGTTGTCGCTTCGGCGGCAAGGATGGCCGGGCCGCTGGCGGCAGCGTTCACGGTACGCGGTGTGGCCAATTACGCCACGGCGTTTACGGAACTACAAAACCGCCTGCGGCTGGTCACGCAAAGCACCCAGCAACTCGGGCAAGCAACCGACGCGGTATTCGGTATCGCCCAACGTACCGCCCAGGGCATTGACGGCGTAGCGCAGGTTTACCAACGGTTCGGCCAGAACGCCGATCGGCTCGGCATAAGCCTAAAGGATGTAGAAGAACTAACCGACACGGTTTCTAAGGCCGTGGCGGTATCCGGGGCGAGCGCCCAAGCGGCAGAGGCGGCGCTCGTGCAGTTCGGCCAAGCCCTCGCGTCTGGCGTGTTGCGTGGCGAGGAACTGAACTCGGTAATGGAACAGACGCCGGGGTTGGCCCAGGCCATCGCGAACGGTCTCGGCATCGGGATCGGGGCGTTGCGAGACCTTGCCAAAGAGGGACGCATTACCGGATCGGAAATCGTACGGGCGTTGCGCAATGCGGCCGACGATGTGAACCGACAGTTTTCGACTCGCGTTCTCACGATCCCGCAGGCGTTCACGAACATACAAAGCGCGCTTACTCGCGTTATCGGCGAGGTCGACACGGCAACCGGCGTTACGTCGTCATTCGCCCAGGTACTCGATGATGTGGCCAAAGCCATCGACAGTATCGACACCGACCAACTGATTCGAGATATTGAGTCGGTGCGGGCGTTTGCTCAGACGTTTACCGACCTCATCACCCCGGGCGGCGCGTTGAGCGAATTCGCGGGTTGGTTTGATGGCGTACTCGCCGACAACATAAGCGAGTTCGTGTACTCGACGATAAAGGAAATCGACTTTCTCACGCGTTCGTTCCAATCGTTTTACGGCGGCCTCAATGGGCTAACGCAGGCGACGTGGGAGAACGTTAAAACCGTATTCGCTAACGCGTTCGACGGCATCATCATATTGGCCGACGAATGGGTCAACGACATGATCGCGCGCGTTAACCGTGTGGCGGCCGCGCTCAACTTGCCTGAGGTTCCCGGGGTTACGTTTGCCGAGAACCGGCGAACCGACCGTGCCGGCGTCAACCCGCTGGACGCCTGGGTACAGGGCGCGCGGCAAATGTCGAGCGGCCCGGGGCTGGTCGGCATGTACGAAGAACGCGTCGGCAACAGCGCTATTCTTCGTTCAATCACAGACTGGGAGGGTGAGTATTCCGAGGAAGTCAGAAAGACCACGGCCGCCGAGAAAGAAAACACCGAGGGCAAAAAGCGAAAGGCCAGCGAGGGCCAGCGACTGATCGAGCAAATGCGCGAGCAGATCGAACTGATGGGCAAGCAGACCGAGTTGGAAAAGCTGCAGGCGCGCATCAACATCGGCGCGATTTCGTTCGACAGCCAGCGCCAACAGCAGGAGGCGTTGGGGTACGCTGCAACGTTGGATTTCATCAACGAGTACACCGAACGCGCAAAGGAAATGGAAGAATGGGAAAAACGGTTTTCCCAAGTCACCAAGCAAACCACCGATGACATGGGCGAGTTCGCCAAAGAGGCCGCCCGTGGAATTCAACAATCGCTCGGAGACGGCCTCTACAGCGTACTGACGGGCAATTTCGACAACATCGGCATGGCGTTCGCGCAGATGCTGGCACGCATGGCCGCCGACGCCGCGAGCGCTCAGATCGCAAAAGCGTTGTTCGGCGACTTTGATAAAACGGGCGGGTTTGGCGGTCTCGTTGGTTCGTTGATTAATGCCTTTAGCCCCATTCGCGCCGGCGCCGGTTTTCAGTCGGGCGGGTCGGCCACGTCGGGATGGGGTCTCATGACCGCCAGCGGTCGGCTGTTCGCGGGCGGGGGGTACACCGGCAACTCAAGCCCAGGAAACATCGCGGGCCTCGTGCACGGTCAAGAATACGTGTTTGATGCCAACGCCACTAAGAGGCTGGGGGTCGGGTTTCTGGATGCGTTGGCCAGCGGCAAAGCGTTGCCCAGCGGCGGCGCACCCGTCGTGGTCGAAAACCACGGCGTCGACGTGAACGTCCAACGCGACGCGCAAGGCCGGATTCGAGTTATCGCCCGTCAAATGGCGCTCGACGTGTTGGCCACAGAGGGGCCGAACATGGTTGCAGCCGAAGTCGGAACACCTAACCGCCAGGGCTGGAAAGCCGTAAACCAAAATTTCAAAGTAACGCCCCGGAGATAGTCACATGGCCGACGACACCTGCATGTGGAAATTCCCCCTCTGCCCGACGCAATCCGGGTACGGGGCGCAGTTTGACGAGGGCATCATTACGGCCAAGCTCGACGGCGGCCCGTCGTTCCGGCGCCTGGACGTGCCCGGGGCGCCGATCATGGTTAACGTCGGATGGGTGCTCACGCATGAGCAATACTGCACGTTTATGGGGCTGTACCGCACGTGGGCGCGCTCGGGCGGCGACCCGTTCTTGATCGACTTGATTCTCGAAACGCCCGACGCCGCGGAGTACGTCGCATCGTTCGTACCCGGCAGTGTTCGCCTTACCTCAAAAAACGGTTCGGCGTTCATGGTCTCGGCCCAGTTGGAGGCGTTGCCCCGATTTGTCGATCCGTGCGAGGATATTTGCGCGAGCCAAGCACTGCTTGATGCCACGCTCGGTGCCGACGCATGCGAGTTCATCGAACGGTTGGGTGAAATAATGGAGCGGGCAGATGCCGTCGGAAACTGAATTCTTTTTCAATTCGGCCCGTTCGGTCTCGCGCATCGAAGGGCTGGAAATCTCGCACCCGAGTTTTTCCCGCACGTACTATCTCGTGCGCAATCCGAACCCGTGGATGGCGCGGCAAGCGTTGGGCCACGGCGCAGGCGTGGTCGTGGAGTACGAATACTGCCCGCTGCGTATTCGACCCATGGCGTCGCGTGGCGACCTTGACTTTGGGGTTTCCGTCGACCTGGGCGACCTGGGCGAAATTCTGCCGGCCGAACTCGACCGTATCGTCGAGGCCAGCACGACCAACATTCGGCCGGTCGTCATTTATCGGGCGTGGCGTTCGGATCGGCTCAACGAACCCATGACCGGCCCCATCCGCCTGCAGGCCGACCAAATAACTCGGGCACGCGAGGGCGCCACGTTCGACGCCGTGGCGCCGTACCTCAACTTGTCGAAAACCGGGAACCTGTACACCGTCGAACGGTTCCCCATGTTGGCGGCGTTGATATGAAATTCGACGACCTACTCGCGCAGCGTTACGACCGGAAGAACAACAACTGCCTGCACTTCGCGGCGCTGGCGTGGGAGACGTTGACGGGCGACAAACGGTTGGCGGCCATTCGCGAAGGAAACCTCATCGCCGCGCGTGGCATTATGCGGCAGTTCTCGCGGGTTTCCGGCCCGACCGTCGACCCGTCGGTAACGCTCATGGAAACCGACACGGGAGACGAACATATCGGTATTTGTTATCGTCGACGGCTGTTGCACCTATGCCAACGGGGCGTGGAGTTCTTTCCCGTCGAGGCGTACTCGGGCCTCTACTTAAACATGAGGTTTTATCAGTGAAGCAGATACAGATCATCCGCCGTTCGATCGA